ATCGGGCTTTCCGCTTCCCCTAGCTGCGCAAGCTGATTGAGAATCTCCTCGTAGCCTGGGACAATCTCGGACATGGTTTTCTGCGCGCCAGCCGCAGCGCCGGCCATGCGCTGCTCGCTAGTGTCGATCCCCAGGGCGTCCATGATGTCCAGATCCTTGACATCGGCCCCTTTTTCTTTGACCTTCTCGCGCACCTGATCGACAGGTTCGTCGCTGGCAATCAGGTCGATGTCCCGGTACATCCCGGCGACCTGCATCTTGCGGATTTCGTTCTTATCCATCCGCAGGCGGTGGGTAGCTCGCGGCGTCGTGTAAAGGTCCGTAGCCATGTACGGAACGACAAGGTCCTGCGCCGGAATGAACTTGGCCACCGCGCGCTGCAAACCTACGTCCCAGTAAACCTTCTTGAAGCAGGAGCCTGAGAGGGGCAGATAAAACAGGAGCTGGTCCATGTCCGGGTCATATTCTTCCATGACCTCGGTGATCTCGTAGTTCATGAAGTCCCGGACCCGGGCGGCTTGAGCCTCGCGCTCTGGGTCCTGCATGCCCATGACGCCTGTCTTGACCGGGCCGCCTGCGGGCAGGAGCTCCTTATAGGCCTGCGCCTGAAACTGGGTGACAGACTCGGAGATGAGCGGGTGTGTCACGCCCGACGCGCCTTGGAAGGGCTCGGTGCGCTCGATGGTCTTGACGCCGAGGAGGTCAAGGCCGTTGGTGTAGGCCTCTTCCCACTCTTCGCGGGACAGAAGGTCGTCCTCGTAGGCGGCCGTCAGGTCAGAGGCGATCTCGCCAAGGTAGGAATCCTCGAGGTATTCGGCGAGGTTGGCGTCGTGCGGAATTTGTACCTCGGACTCCATGGCCATGAGCGCATCCGCAACGGCCTGCACCATCGCGCCGCCGTCCTCGGTCTCCGTGACAATCGCCCCGCCCGAGAAGTCCTCGGCACCGGGCATCGAGAACTCGACCTGAGGAACCTCCTCGTCCATGCCGCCCTGCATGAAGCCGCTATCGGTCAAGGAACCTGCCATACCAGGTGCGACAGCCATCAGTAATACTCCCGTTTGCGTGGGATAAAGTCATCCCCTACGTCTTCGCCTTCAAGTGCCACAAATCCGCCCTGACGGAAACGCATTAGAGCCAGCGTCATGCTATCACAAAAGTCGTCATGATCGCCATTGGGAAAAGAAGTCACTTCTTCGATCACGTCTTCCGAGAAACTCTTGGCCTCCGGAGCCCATACCATACCCGCCTCGAAGAGCGGCGCAACCATGTGCATCCGGCTTACCTTGTCCCGGCCGCCGCCCCGGCCGCCCGGCGAAAAGCCAAGGGCAGGGATGTTCTTCAGGCGCAACTCGTCAATGAGCGGCTGACCTGTGGCCTTGGCTTCAACGAGAACCATGTCAGGCTGCCAGTACTCGTGCTCGTCGAAGGCAACCTGTTTGAGCTCCGGAAAGCTCCATCGGCCTCGCTGCGCGTCGAGCAGGATGATGTGGTCGGGGCCATCTATCTCCGGCTTGAAGATTCCCCACGTCGTGATCGCCGAATAGTCGGCGCTCTCCTTTTTGGAGAACGCGGTGTCGTAGGCCTGAAGGACATAGTCCAGACGCGGGATGTCTTCCTTCTCCCACATGCGCCACCAGTCCTTGCGGATGATGCCAGCGTCGGAAGTCGTCGGTTGCTGCTGCCACTGGGCCGACCACTTGGCGGCCGGAAGCGAGGCCTTGATCGACAGGAGGGCGTTCTTTTCCCAGAACTCCGGCCAGAGCGGATCGCCGGACGGCATGATCGCCGGGAACTCCACGACCTCCCACTGATCAGACATGATGTCCGAACCCTGCGCCTGAAGCAGGCGGCCCGTCAGGTCTTTCTTACCCCAGCGGGTCATAACGACGATGATTGCGCCGCCGGGCTGCAGACGCTGGCGGGGGCCAGAGGTGTACCATTCGTAGGCGTGGGCAAACGCCGTCTCGGACAAGGCGTCCTGTTCCGAATGCGGGTCGTCAATAATGAAGAGGTCGGCACCGCGGCCCGTCACAGCCGCGCCCACGCCCGCAGCGAAGTATTCGCCGAGCTGGTCTGTCTGCCATCGGCCAGCGGACTTTGAGTCTTCCTTGAGGTTCGTCTTCGGGAAAATCTCTGCGTACTGGGGGTTGTCGATCAGGTCTCGGACCTTGCGGCCGAAGCGGACGGCAAGCTCGGTGTTGTGCGTGGCCTGAATGATCTTGAGCTTCGGGTTCCTGCCAAGGAACCACGCAGGCATCAGATACGACGCGAATTCCGACTTCGAGTGGCGAGGCGGCATGTTGATGATCAGACGCTTGAGCTCCCCGCGCGCAACGCGCTCGAGCTTTTCGGCGATGATCCGATGGTGTCGGCCCTCGATGAAGTTCTCGTAGACGTGGTGGGCAAACGCCATGAAGCTGTCCTGCGCTTTCTCGCGCAGGTCCAGCTTTCGTTTCGCTTCTGTCAGCAGAAGCAGCTCTTTGAGGGCTGCTTCTGGGAGGGTGTCGAGACTCATCGGACCTCGGTTTTACACGGAGTTTATACCACCGGGCGGGATTGCAGCAAAGGAAGGCTGCAAAGCTTGGATGCCTTGCGGAGCGCCGTAGCCTTGGGGCCTTGGACCTCCGACAGGCTGGTAGTACGGCGCAACGATTGGACGAACCATTCCTGTATTAGTTGTGAGAGGAATACAAGTTTTACTTCCGTCCACAAGAGTGCCGAGCTTGTACCCCGGCGGACATGTCGTGGGCCCCGGAGGAGTGGGCGGGTTCGTTCCACCGCCGCCGCCACCGCCGCCGCCACCGCCACCGCCGCCGCCGCCACCGCCGCCACCGCCGCCACCGCCGCCGCCTACGCCGCCGCCGCCGCCGCCGCCGCCGCCGCCGCCGCCACCTACGCCGCCACCTACGCCGCCGACGACAAATTTAGAGGGGAGATTAAAGCTGTCGCCTTTGAGTTCCTTGATGCCGCTTTGCCCAAAGCCGTCCAACCCACTGGGCCGCTGATCGAGCGCGCAAAGAGCCTGGTCGCCTGTGCTTCGCACTAAGCCCAGCACAGCCGCGTCATGACAACTCACCCACACACCAGCCCCACAAGCCGCACGGCGTCTCCCCGTGCTGTGGCCGGTGCTTTCCCCGCTGGCCGTGTGGCTGGCGGGGGTTTTTGATTCACGAAGGAGAATCCAGCATGAACCCCTACGCCAAGACCTACTCGTTGACGCTGCGCCCCGAGCCCCAGCGCAAGCAAAGGCGCCCCAATCTCGCGCCCGGCCTCAACGCGCCGACGCGCCACCCCGGCGATATCACGATCAGCAAGGCCGACCCCTACGAAGCTGGGCGGCACCAGGCTTTGAAGAGGGCGGCGATATGAAGGATTACGCCTCGTTTATTTCCGCGAAAAAGCACACATCGGGTGACTTCGGATTTTCTCCGACTTGGATGCCAGAGTGCGCTTTTGATTTCCAAGAGCACATCATTACCAAGGCGGTACGCAAGGGTCGTATCGGTGTTTTTGCAGATACCGGCCTGGGCAAGACGTTGATTCAGGTCGCCATCGCTGAAAACGTCATCCGGCACACGAACAAGCGCGTACTGATTCTTACGCCTTTGGCTGTGGCTTTCCAATTTATTGATGAAGCGAACCGAATCGGCGTGCATGACATTGGGCACAGCAAAGACGGCAAGCTGAATAACAAAATCGTCGTCTGCAACTACGAGCGGTTGCACTTGCTGAAACCTGACGATTTCATTTGTGTGATGCTGGACGAATCAAGCATCTTGAAAAACTTTGCAGGCAAGACGAGAGACCAGATCGTTGCGTTCATCAAGCGAGTTCCATATCGGTTTTTGGCGACTGCAACACCAAGCCCGAACGACTTTATAGAGCTTGGCAATAGCTCGGAAGCACTTGGGTACATGGGCTACATGGACATGCTGACTAAGTTCTTCAAGTCCAACCAGGGCAGTGTGGACAGCAACAACCGAAACATTGGGGAGAAGTTCTACCTCAAGCCACACGCAGAGCGTGATTTTTTTGCTTGGGTAAATCAGTGGTCAATCATGGTAAAGCGACCGAGCGATCTGGGGTTTTCAAACGACGGGTACGATCTCCCTGCGTTGCATGTTGAAAAACACGTTGTCTACAACGATAAGTCATGGTGCGTGGATGACCAAAAATCATTGTTCGCCATGCCAGCGCAGCGACTAACCGAAGTTCGAGAAGAACAAAAGCTGACCGTCGTAGAGCGATGTGAAAAGGCTATTGCATTAGCCTGTGGGAAGACCTCTGTTTACTGGTGCAACTTGAATGACGAAAGCGCGCTATTGAAAACAATGGACAAAGACGCGGTAGAGATTATTGGCGGAATGTCAATCGACCAGAAAGAAGAAATCCTTGTCGGTTTCGCCCGTGGTGAAGTCAAGCGACTGATTACAAAAGCCAAGATGACTAGTATGGGGCTGAACTGGCAGCACTGCAATCACACGGTGTTTTTCCCCACATTCAGCTACGAACAGTATTACCAATCAATTCGCAGATTCTGGAGATTTGGCCAGCGCTCCGAAGTCACATGCGACATGGTTATTTCAGAGGGGCAGGAGAGGGTTATGGAAGCCCTTGAGCAAAAGACGCAGAAGGCTATTGAACTGTACGAAAACCTTGTCGCAGCAGCGAATCAGGACTTCAGTTTTTCAGCCAAAGAATTCACAAAAACAATCCAACTCCCGGAGTTCATGCAATGAATGCAAAAGACCAGATCATCACGCCACAATACGCCATCTACAACAGCGACTGCATGCTTGTGATGCCGGAATTGAAAGACAACTCGGTTGACCTGTCGGTGTACTCGCCGCCATTTGCCGGCCTGTACAACTACTCCAGCAGCGAGCGAGATTTCAGCAACTGCGAGAACAAAGAGCAGTTTCTTGATCAGTATGAATTCCTCATCAAAGAGATTGCCCGCGTCACCAAGCCTGGGCGCATCACTGCGGTGCATTGCACTGATGTTTTTGACAACTCATGTCGACTGTGGGACTTCCCGCATGAAATCATCAGGCTTCATGAGAAGTACGGGTTTGAGTATCGAAACCGCATTACGATTTGGAAAGAGCCGCTTAAGGTTCGAATGAGGACGATGGTGAAAAGTCTGATGCACAAGTTGATCGTCGAAGACTCAACGCAGTGCTTTACGGCCATGCCGGACTACATGCTGATTCTGACCAAGAAGGGCGAGAACGCCGTTCCTGTGACCCATGCGCAAGGGCTTACCCGGTACTTTGGCGCCACTCCGATCCTGCCCAACATCTTGCAGGCGTTCAACAACGCCAACGAAAGCCGATTTACTGCCGATGAGCTTTGGGAGTACCTGAAAAACACCTACGCCGATCACCAGGACCCGAAGTCGAACAAACTGTCTCACTACATTTGGCAGCGTTACGCCTCCAGCGTGTGGGATGACATTCGAATTGACAACGTGCTTCCATTCCGTGACAGCCGAGAAGAAGACGACGAAAAGCACGTTCACCCGCTGCAGTTGGACGTGATCGACCGCATTGTCGAGCTTTATAGCAACCCTGGCGAGATCGTACTGACGCCGTTCATGGGCGTTGGATCCGAGGTCTACAGCCCCGTTTCCATGGGGCGCAAGGCCATCGGCATCGAACTAAAAGACAGCTATTTCAAGCAGGCCAAGATCAATCTGTCGTTGGCTGAAAAGCGATTTGAAGGCGAGGGCGTTTTCAGGCAAGAGTCCTTGATTGAAGATGAGGTTTTGCTGGAGGCCGCATGACGAATGCAGAGCTATCCGAACACATCCACGACTGCGGCTGGCACATGGAGTGCTCCTACGCCCGCTTTCAGGCCCATGGAAACCCCGCTGACCGTGATGCAGCCATCCTTTGGATGCACATGCGGGATGAGGCCATACAAGCCCGTGAGCAGGCCCAGAAGGACGCCAGAGAGGCTGAAATCATGGCCGCTAT